GCAAAATCTTTTAAGGCAAGTGAAACAGGAATTGTAAACGAAGAAGAATTAGCAGAAGCTAAAAAGTTAATGCCACCAGAAATCTATGAAGCAGAGTTTGAATGCTCGTTTGATAGTGCAGGGATCGGCTCAATCTACGGCAAGAGCTTAAATCTAGCTGACGAACAAAACAGAGTGACCAAAGTTCCTTATGACTCCAAGCATAAAGTAAATACTTTTTGGGATTTAGGAATGGCAGACAAAACTTCGATTTGGTTTGTACAGCAAGTAGGATCTGCAATACATTTGATTGACTACGAAGAAGATAGTGGTGAAGGTTTAGAATATTACGCAGGAATGCTTCAAGATAAAGGTTATGTGTATGACACACATTACTTTCCTCACGATGCAAGTGTCAGAGAAATAGGAACTGGAAACTCTAGGATTGAAACAGCACAGAGTTTAGGTTTGGTTACAAGTATCGTTCCGAAGCTGCCAATAGAAGATGGCATCAATGCAGTGAGAATGATTTTATCACGGTGTTGGTTTGATTACGAAAAAACAAAACTAGGATTAGATGCACTTCGTCAATATCGGTGGAGTACAACTGAAAGAGGAGAAGTTAAGAATAGACCAGTACACGATTGGACATCGCATAGTGCGGATGCTTTCCGTTACCTGGCGGTTGGATTAAATACATCATCAAATTGGAGTACGGAAATTAAATATCCAAGTTTAGGAATTATGTAATGGCAAAAAAAACAGATTCAGAATTATTACAAGTAATATCACAAGAGGTGCAAAACTCTTTAGGATATTATACTTCCGATTTATCGGAACAACGACAGCAATCACTTAAATATTATCTCGGAGAGCCATACGGCAACGAGGTTGAAGGCAGAAGTGCTGTTGTTACACAAGAGTTATTGGAAACAGTAGAGTCAGTTTTACCAAGTTTAATGCGAATGTTTACGCAGAGTGATCGCATGGTAAGATTTGAGCCAACGCAACCAGAAGATAGCAGGTTTGCAGAGAGTATATCAAACTATTGTAATCATATTTTTAATAAAGATAACGATGGTTTTAATATTTTATACGATTTGTTTAAAACGGCTTTGCTTCAAAAGAATGGTTTTTGCAAAATCTATTGGAATCCAAGCAAAGAACAGAGAAAAGAGCAATATCAAGACCTCACCGAAAATGAATATAATTCACTACTCCTTGATACAGAGGTTGAGATAGTCAATGTTGAAGAAAAAGCATCTGACGATGCTCTTTTCCCTGTCAAATATGATGTTGAAGTAAAAAGAGTATCAGATTTTGGCAGAGTTAAGATAGAAAGTGTACCACCAGAAGATATTTTGGTGTCTAAAAGAGCAACTTCCATGAAAGATTGCAATTTTATAGCTCATAGAGTTTATAAAACGAGGTCTGAATTGATAAATATGGGTTATGATGCAGAAATTGTTAATGATTTACCTGTATCTGACGAAGAAGTGTTCAATACGGAAGCTGTAACACGAAGAAGTTACGATGATGCGTCAACAGATTTGAATGTAAGCACATTAGATCCTTCACAAGCCGTAGTAAATGTAACCGAATGCTATCTAAAAGTTGATATGGATGGCGATGGCATTGCAGAACTGAGAAAAGTCACTGTTGGTGGCAATGGTTACAATAATTACAAGCTGCTAGAGAACGAAGAAATACCTTTTATGCCAATAACAATGGTAAGAGCTATTCCTATGCCGTATCGTTTCTTTGGATTAAGTTTTTACGATCTTATTGCTGACATACAAGCAGTTAGTTCGACAATTTTACGAAATACACTTGATAATATGTATTTCCAAAACCACGCAAGAACACTTGTCGTGGATGGTCAAGCAAATTTAGATGATTTATTAACTTCACGAGCAGGTGGAGTTGTAAGAGTTAAGTCACCAAATGCAGTAACACCAATGCAAACACCAAACTTCTTAAATGAAGGTTTGGCTATGATGAAAAAGATTGATGAAATTAAAGAATCAAGAACTGGTGTAGCAAAACAGCAAATGGGATTAAATGCCGATACAATAAACAAATCACACACAACCGCAACGTCAACAAATCAAATGATGATGGCACAAACACAACGTATCGAACTAATAGCAAGAAACTTTGCTGAAGGTGTAAAAGATATTTTCAGATGTATTTTTGCCGTTGTTTGTGAATACCAAGATAGTGAAAGATTAGTAAAAATAAATAATGATTTTATTCCAATGAATCCTCGTGATTGGTTTAATCGTTATGATGTAACCGTACAAGTAGGACTTGGAACTGGTAATCAGGATCAACGATTAAATGTTTTAGCACGAGTTTTAGCGGTGCAAGAAAAGATGATTGCACAAGGCGGTTTGAACATGGTGAGTCCACAAAATATATACAATACTCTTGAACAATATTTACAAAACTCAGGTTATAAAGATGCTTCACCATTTTTCAATAATCCTGCTACTGTTCCACCACAACCAAGACAACCTAGAGTTGATCCAGCATTGCAGGTGGCACAGCAGGATATTCAGTTAAGACAACAAAAAGCTGCTGCTGAATTAGATTTAGCAAACAAAAAATTACAAGTTGATTCAACCATCAAAGCAAAGAAATTAGATTTAGAAGAACAAAAACTCGCAACACAAGTTGTGAAAGACACAGATAATTTAGATATGGAAAAAGAAAAACTCGCAAGTAAGATTGTGCAGCAAGGATTAAATTAATGGTTACATTCAATCCTTTTATGCAATCAGCTACGGCACAAGATATTATTAGTAATTATATTAATAAGCCGTATGAAAAACCACCTGCGATTAATCCTATATTTGATTTACGAGAACCTGGACAAGAGTTTCCTCCTCTTAATCCACCAATACAAACTGATCCAGTTGTTGATCCTTGTCCTCCCGGATATCAATTGATTGACGGTATATGTCAGCCAATAGATCAATTTGGTGGTGATATGCCAAATGAAACAACAGGTGGTGATAACGAAAATATAGATACACGATCAGAGAGTAGAAAACTATTTGATGATATGAAAAATGATCCAACAAATATGTTTGGTGCAACAAGATTTTTAAACAAATATCAAATTGGTGAAGATGAATTTGGAAATCCAATATTTTCTTTTGATGAAAAAGTTGGCAGACCATTTGGATCATTTGGATTAATTGATATGTTGTTCGGAGGTGCTGATAACAGACAAAAAAAATACGATCAAGCTATTGAAACAATTTTAGGTCAAACAAGTAACTTCGGACAAAATAATCCATTAGCATTTGGCAGACAAAGTGGAGATATATTTACGATGTATAACCCTGAACAATATTTACAAAATGTTCAAGATGTTGCTGTACAAAAAGTAAATGATCAAGATGTTACTGTTGGTGATATGATTGGAAGTTTAAATACAGGAAAAGCTTCACAAGTACAAAGTCAAGGCACAGAGCCAGTAGATATAAGAGGTAGTTCACTTGTAATTCAAGATGATGGTGGTGCAAGAAGGAGAGATGATACTGCTTATGAATCTGCTGTCGCTAAAAATATTGCAAGAAATATTGGTAATACAGGATCATCAGGATTTAGCACTACACTAGGCGGATTTACAAGAGGAAGATGACACCAGATCAAGAAAGACAACGAACTGAATTAGCAAAAAGTATTTTAGATAATCCTGTATTTCAGGATGCAATTAAACAAATAAAACAAGAATTATATGGTGAGTTTCTCAATTCACCTGCACGAGATTCCGAAGGTAGAGAAAAAATTTATCTCATGGGTAAAATGTTTGATCTACTTTTAGTGAACATCAAGTCTGTGATGGAAACAGGCAAACTAAATAAAAAATAATAGGAGTTTTTATGACAGACAATCCGCAAGCGGAATCTGTATCTAAACCAACCAATTCGATACAGGAAACACAAGAGGCATTCGCCAACCTTATTAATACTGCAAGGAGCGAACAGCCAAAACCAGAAGTAAAAGAAACTGAACAAGTCAACCTGGAAGCAGATAATGAATTGTCAGTAGATGATATTTCTGATGAAAATTTAGTTGATAACGAAGAAACCACTACGGAAAACGAACAAGAACTATTTGATATTACCATCAATGGTAAAACTCAA